TATCAACTGGAACAGAAACAAGAGTACCTCAAACAGAGTGGAATATTGATAAGTTGGATGGTACTGGTGTTTCTGGAATTACTTTAGATATTTCTAAAGCACAAATCTTTTGGATGGATATTGAGTGGCTGGGACTTGGAACAGTAAGAGTTGGATTTGTAATTGATGGAAAGTTTGTTCATGCACATTCATTCCACCACGCAAATCTCATCCAATCAACTTATATGACAACAGCATCATTACCTTTGAGGTATGAGATTTCCAATACTGGAATTACTACAAGTTCAAGCCTACTCAAACAAGTTTGTTCTTCTGTAGTTTCGGAAGGTGGTTATGAATTGCGTGGATTGCAACAGGCAGTGCAGACACCAATCACAGCACCGATAGATTTACCATCACCCGCAGGAACTTTTTATCCAGTTCTTTCTATTCGTCTCAAATCTTCTCCCAATAGATTAGATGCTATTGTCATTCTGACTGCATTATCACTAATGGGAACAGGAAATGGTCCCCAATATAATTGGCAAATGAGAGCATCCGCAACTACAAGTGGTGGAACTTGGGTAAGTGCCGATCCCGATAGTGCTGTTGAATATAAAATAGATGGTGGAACTGTGAGTGAAAAATAATAAATAACTAAAAGTGTATCTAATAAAATAATGGCTCATAGACCAGTTGGAGTAAATTCCTCCTTTACATTCACTGCAGGTGCTGCTACAACATCATCTGCTTTTTCGGTACAATCTAGTGTTTTGAGAGTGGTTGCAGTTGGTGGTTCTGCACACATCGCAATTGGAGTTACTCCAGCAGCGACCAATACCGATTATTATGTTCCAGCAGGAGATACCGTAACTCTAGGTCTAACTAAAGCATCAAACAGAGTTGTTGGTGTAACAACAGGGACAACAACGATTGTTACTGTTCCAGAGGGAACTCAAGTTCCGTTTGGTGTTGGTGATTACGTAACTCTGACTGCTATAGGACAGTCATATTATAATTTTACTCACCAACAAGTTTTATCAATTGATACCTCTGCAGGTTTTAATGGATATTTTCAAACCAAAATGACTGTAAATTATAATTCAAGTGGAGTTGTAACAGCATTCTCTGCCGCAGATGCATCGGTTGTTATTTCAAATAAGATTTCTGCATACGGAGTCGGTTCAGGAACACTTCATTTCCAACAAGTACAAATCTCATTCCTCCAAGCAGAATGTGTTAATCGTAATGGACGTATGTATCCAATGTCCATTATGGAAAGAGAAGTTGGTAGATATAATGAGCAGTATGTTCAAAAAGGACGTGCTCTTGGAGAACTTGGACATCCTGATGGTCCTACGGTAAATCTTGATAGAGTGTCTCATAAGATTGTTGAACTTTGCCGTGAAGGCAACAACTTCATTGGTAAGGCGCAGATTTTATCTACACCAATGGGCAAAATTGCAGAGTCTCTTTTAAAGGATGGAGTTTGTCTTGGCGTTTCTTCTCGTGGTATTGGTTCCTTAAGAGAGAACTCAAAAGGATATAAGGAAGTTGGAGAAGACTTTATGCTCGCAACTGCTGCTGATATTGTTGCAGATCCTTCTGCTCCTGATGCTTTTGTTCAGGGAATTATGGAAGGTGTTGAATGGATTTGGAATAATGGTATTCTTGAGCAAAAAGTTTCAAAATTTGAAAAAAGAATTAATACTTTAGTTGATCAAGGTGTTCTTGAAGAATATAAATTATCATTGTTCAATGAGTTTTTAAACTCATTGTAATTTATTAAATTATAAATAAATATAGTTTATAACTTAAGGTTAAACGGAGAGTTCAAATGTCTCGTGGAGATTTACAAGAAATGGAAGTAGGCACAAAGCAATCCAGAACCGCTGTTAATGCAAATGCTAAAGCAGCGGATCCGATGCCAAAACTAACCACAGGTATTCCTGATGGTCAAACTGCTGGTTGGGAAGATCTTGGTGGACCAACGCCAGAAAATTATAAGTCTGATGATGATTCAGCAAAACTTAAAACACCTGGAGCAACTCTTAAGCAAGTAAGAGATGTTGTAAATAAGGGTGCTAAAGGTGCTGATGCTATGAAGGGTCTTCGCAAGGAAGAAGAAGAACTCGACGATGAAGATCTCATTGAAGAAGAAATTGATGAAGATGAAGAGATTGTAGAGGCGAAGGAAGAGGAAGAAGAGGGCGAAAAGGAAGAAAAGCCTAAGAAAGGTAAGAAAGAAGAAGAAGAAGAAGAAGACGAAGACGAAGACGAAGAAATGGAAGAAGAGTTCAGTATTGAAGAGGATGTAAATGCTCTTCTTGCTGGTGAAGAACTCTCAGAGGAATTCCAAGAAAAAGCAAGAACTATTTTTGAAGCTGCTCTTCGTTCCAAAGTTGTTGAAATCAAGGAAACTCTTGAAGAGCAGTATGCTGCCGCTCTCGCAGAAGAAGTTGAAGAAATCAAAGTCGAACTTGCAGAGCGTGTAGATGCATACCTTGAGTATGTGTCTGGTGAGTGGTTTGAAGAAAACGCACTTACCATCGAAAAAGGTCTTAAGACCGAAATGACCGAATCATTCCTTGCAGGAATGAAGGGTCTTTTTGAAGAACATTATGTAACAATCCCTGAAGATAGATATGATGTGCTTGAGAGCATGGTAGAAAAACTTGATGAAATGGAGACAAAACTCAACGAGCAAATTGAGAAGAACGTTTCCCTCCACAAGCGTCTCGCAGAGTCGGTTGCTGATGGAATCTTTGAACAAGTC